GAAGAATACAATCAGCAACAGGGCAAGATGGGCGAGATCATGCAACAAAGTGAGCAAGCTCGTGAACGCGCTGTTCAGGCGTATCTTCAACAAGAAATGCAAAGCTTGGCAAATGTTATTCCTGAGTTTGGTGACGCTCAAAAGGCATCTAAACTTAAGAACAAATTGATCGATGGTGGCCAGAATCATTACGGCTACTCGCAAGAGGAAATCGGTCAAATCATGGATCATCGGGCAATACGGGTTCTCAACGACGCTATCAAGTACCGCGAGATAGTCGCTGGCAAGTCGAAGGCCGAGGCGAAAGCCAAGGGAGCGAAACCAGTTATCAAGCCGGGCGCGAAAAAGAACGTTAATCCGAGTCGTAAGGCAATGGAACGGCAACGAGCCAAGTTCAAAAAGTCTGGTCGCATCGAAGATGTGATCGGTTTAATTGTTAATGAATAACTTTTGAGGTGATTTAAAATGGCACAACCAAGTAATACTTTAGACAGCTATGATGCTGTCGGTATCAGAGAGGATCTCTCCGATATCATTTATGACGTATCTCCAGAAGATACACCGTTTTACTCAAAGTGTAAGAAACTAAAAGCTTCTAACACACTCCATGAGTGGCAAACTGACACTCTTCGCGCTTCAGCTGCTAACGCGCACGTTGAAGGTGACGAGATCACAGCTAACGCTCGTTCAGCTACTTCACGTCTTGGCAACTACACACAGATCTTCGTTGACGCTGTGTCAGTTCCAGACACAGACTCAGGTCTGAGAAAAGCTGGTCGTGCATCAGAGATTGCATATCAAATGCTCAAGACTGCTAAAGAGCAGAAGCTTGACATTGAGAAGGCTCTCTTTGACAACAACGCTCGCGTTGCTGGTAACAGTACGACTGCTCGTGAACTTGCTGGCGCTCCAGCATGGATGACCACCAACACTGACTTCGGTGATAACGAAGGTGCTGATCCTACTGGCGACGGTACTGACGCTCGTACAGACGAGACGACAACGCTTCAGGCGTTTGACCAAACTCGTTTTGACGGTGTCATGCAGTCAATCTGGGAGCAAGGCGGTAAGCCAAACACTGTTTACCTATCTGCCTTCCAGATGAACAAGGCTCTTGGCTTCACAGGCATGAACAACCAGCGTTCAACGATTGGTGCATCTGTCGGTGGTACTAACAGTGTCATCAACGCCGTTGACGTCTACGTTACTCCTTGGGGAACAGTAGACTTCATGCCATCGCGTGAGAATCGTTCACGAGACGTGTTCATCATGCAAGATGATATGTGGTCAGTTGCAGTTCTACGTCCTACAAAGAACATGGAACTTGCTAAAACATCTGACTCAACTCGAAGAGCAATCGTTACTGAACTTACACTCGTATGTAACAACGAGAAAGCTTCAGGCGGTGTCTTTGATAACACAACATCTTAATCGATGTATGGGAGGGCGCAATGCCCTCCCTTTTTTTAGGAGGTTAGTTTGAGCAAGATCAAGGAAATAGTGCATCACGACGATGGTGGGGACACACTTACTATCGAGTCTGTATACGATAACGAGCCAACGATTAATCAAGTTAAGCAGATAAAAGATGCTGGATTAGGTCAAAAAGGTGATAATAGGCTTGTCGGTCGAATACCAATGCATATACTGTCGCAATGGTTGAAAGAGGCTGGCGTTGACTGGTCTGATCATGGTGCGGCACAAGAGGTAATTAAGCGAAAGATGTTATCCGGTGATTTTGCGAAATTCAGAGTTTGGGAAGGAACATACTAAAATGGATCAGTCCTTCATTAATTGGCTCCTCGGTGGAGTCAGCGGTTTATTAGGTGCATTAGCAAGCCTGATATTTATCGGTATGAGGGACTTACAGAAATCCCAATCCAGAACAGATAGACGACTCAGCGAGATCGAGGTATTGGTCGCTGGAGACTATCTGAAGAAACAAGAGTTTGAAAAGTTTGTTGATCGCGTCATATGTAAGCTTGATGCGATTGATGAGAAGATTGATCGCAAGGCCGACAAGTGAGCCAACTTGTTGAACTCTGGCCCATCATCTCGGCTTTAGGAATACTGGCCGCGATGTTGATTAGTTTTCGCAGTGAGACTCTTTTGAGATTGAAACATCTCGAAGAGAAAATAAGAACATTATTCGAGCTTTGGAATGGCAAAAAGTAACAAAGAGATTGTTCGCCCAATCCCAAAGCGAACAAAACTAAATAAGAAACAGCGTCAGCGTTTGCTGAAGAAGTCGAACGCCAAGCGCTCATTGTTTCGATGAAAGACTTTGACATAGCAAAAGCGCTGGCGAGTTTAGTCCCAGTTCTGCTCGCCGCTATGTGGTGGGTCATTTCTTCTATTGGCGAAATCAGATCAGACATTCAGCTGATCCGCGCTAACCAAATGCAACTGATCAGTCCTAATGGCGAGATTGTTCCATCGCCCGGAAATGCATTTGCGCGTCAGGAGCTGAAAGAGGAAATGCTCGAGCACATTCACGATTTGAAGGTTAGAGTCAAACTACTGGAAAGGCAAGGCGATGGTAGCTAAGAAGTATCAGAATCCGAAAGGTGGACTGAACGAAAAAGGCCGCAAACACTTTGAGGCGAAGGACGGCGGCAATCTGAAAGCGCCAGTCAAGTCTGGGACGAATCCTCGCCGTGTTTCGTTTGCCGCAAGATTTGCTGGCATGAAGGGGCCAATGAAGGATGCCAAAGGTCGGCCAACTCGAAAAGCGTTGGCGCTCAAAGCATGGGGCTTTGGAAGTGTCGAGGCCGCAAGAAATTTTGCTAACAAACACAAGAAGAAGTGATATGGCTAAAAAAGGTTTATACGCGAACATTCACAAAAAGCGCGAACGTATTGCCGCTGGTAGTGGCGAAAAAATGAGGAAGCCGGGGAGTAAAGGTGCGCCAACAGCAGCAGCATTCAAAAAAGCCGCAAAAACAGCAAAAACGCCGAAGAAGAGGAAAAACCGCCGAACAGCGGCGTGATCATCATTTAAAACACAAGTACGGCATAGTCTTTTCTGACTATGTCGAGATAGCGTACAAACAGGGCAATGAGTGCGCCATCTGTGGCATCAATGGCAAGGACACGAACAAAGGCAAAATATATGTTGACCACTGCCACATCACTGGCAGAATAAGGAAACTACTATGCCACCATTGCAATACTGGCATAGGGCTGATGAATGACGAATATAAACGTGCGTTCAGATCAGCATTTTATTTAACGCGGTTTCATGTGGAACATCAATGTTTGGACTTGGCACAGAAGTTATATTGGCGATTGGTGGCAATATCGTGGGCGTGGTGTCCGGCTTACTGGCAAATGCGCAAAAGGCAAAAGCTGACCAGCACAAAATGATGATGGAGCGCCTGACGTTCGATATGGAGCGCATGAAGGCGCAGTCTGAAATGTCTAATCGAGAGTTTGAGTTACGGTCTAAGGATCGATTCTCTAGCATGACGAGGCGTGTGTTGGTACTATTCTTCATGGCGATGGTGGCGGTTATTGCGCTAGCGCCGATGCTCGGAACGGTTGATATTGCTGTTCCGGTTGAGATGAAGTCTGGTGGTAAATATTTATTGGGGCTGATTGATACGAGCAAAACTTGGATCGAGTGGCACACAATAAAGAATGCAGTGATGTTCCGGGAGAATTTCGACACGATATTAGTGATGATATTCTCGTTCTATGTTGGCAGTTCAGCCGTTAAGAGGTAAAAATGAAAACTTGTCCTACCTGTCCGCAACCTAAGAAATGCCAAGCCGCTGGCAAATGTTTGATGAAGGCAATGGCAAAAAAAAAGAAACCAGTAGCCAAGCGCAAAACGCGTAAAAAAGGTTACTAATGCCGTTGGTTAAAAGTAAATCCAAAAAGGCATTTAAGAAAAATGTCGAGGCCGAGATCAAGGCTGGCAAGCCGCCAAAACAGGCGGTTGCCATTGCATACGCTGTAAAGAAAAAGGCCTCGAAGAAAAAGAAGAAATGATCCTTCGACGCATCTTTGGCGCGCTCTGCATTGCGCTAGTGTGCCAAGGATGCTCTATCATGGCGGCTAAGAAGATCATAGACAAGCTAGAAGAGCCGTCAGCGCCTGT